TTGTTTAATTGCATCTGGTTGTAAGCTGCGTTAGCTTGTCCAGTTCTACCATTAACACTAAACTCTTTATTCTTTCTGGTTCGTAGAGCTTTGAATTTATTAATCATTCCTCTGTCTACTCCTTCAGTCATAAGGTTGTCTCTAATTCCAGCTAACTCTGAATCAAGGGCATCAGACTGAGCATTAACATACGTCTTATCTGCATCAAGAGCATTAGTCTTCATTGCGGATAATACGTCCATATCCATAACCAACTGGTCATCTGCTGCCTGCTTGGCAAGAGGAACCATCATTATCTCATCAAGAGATAAAGGCTTGAACGATGCTGTACTTATTGTAGGGACTATAGAGCCCATTGATGTTTGTTGCTTGGCCATATCTTATGTTGTTTTACTTTTGATTTTTCTACCCTTACTATCATATCCTAATCCAGCAAGTTCTGGGTATCTTTTAAATAATTCTTCTTGCCCTATCCCTGATGCATCAGCACCAAGTTGAGATATAAGCCTACTCTTATTACTATCATAACCTGCTTGTCTAGCAAGATTCATTTGATTCTCTGAGTTAGATTGCTGTATATTAAGCTGGTCTATTGCAGAATCAAACTGTTGACCCTGTCTGTTCTCATTTCTATTCTCAGCTGTAGCGGCACTGTACGCTTGTGACTGTGCTGTCTGTTCTTGAACTTGACTAGCTAGTAAGTTTGCTCTAGCTGCAGAGGCACTTCCTCCTGATGCATTCATCACTCCAGCTCTAGTATTAGCAGCACTGTTTGCTACTGTGTTTTGTATACCTCTCTCGTCAACATATTGTTCGTCATACTTTCTATTTGATCTATCTAATGATACATCCTCAGGCTTATTTAATGTAGCTAATTGATAAGCAGTTGTTGCAGGTGCAGCGTATCTTAATAGTTCTGCAGGATTAAACTTAGAGTCATTTTTATTGCTTGAACTTGAACTTGAGTCTGGAACTCCTAATGCTTTAGGAGCTTCTCCTGTCTGTATACCATCTAATGCTTTTGCTCCCTCTCCAAAACCACTAAGCCCTTCACTTTCTACTCCGTAAGAGTCTAGCTTAGTGCTTTCAATTTGTGGTCTTTGCTCAACTCCTGCCTTAGGTCTATCACGATATTGATTCTCATTACTCATCAATTGATTGATACCTTCAAAAGCTTGGTTCCACATCCCTGGATTACCCATTGCTCCACCAGCTGCATAGTAGTTGTCCATCTTTCCGCCTTTTTTGTATTCATTTTGAGGCTGTTGAGGTTGCTCTTGGCCTTGACCCTCCATACTTTGCATCATAGATTGTAATGCCGCAGTATCTACTTGTGGCTGTTCACCACCGTGTTGTGCTCCAGGCATCATACTACCATCTGGCATTTGATGCATTGGTTCTTCAGATCCCTGAGGCTTTGATCTTTCTTCTTTTTTAGCCTTGACAAACTCTTGAGCCTTTTTTAATCTACCTTGCAACTCATTAAGAGTAGCTACGTCTTCGGGTGTATTTCTACCTTCAAACTTCTTTGCTATTATTGCACTTGCATCTGAAAAAGATTTTCCTTTTAGGTAACTAGGCAAATTAAATTGTGACATTATATCCATAATATTATTTTTTCTTTGTTTTCTTTTTCTTTTTTACTAAAGCTGTTAAGTCTTTTAAAGTACCTACATTTTTAGAAGGTATTAGTCCAGCCAAATCATTTAAGCTTCCGCCAAATTCTCTTGAGTTGTGTTGGTATCCATCACTGCTGGTTTTTTTGTTATCATCTAAGTATACCCTTCCGTATATTTCCGGAGCAGTAACACCTGCGAATTTCTGTGCAGCATCAGTAATCTTTGTTAGCGTTGGGTTGGACTTTTTCCAAGGTTGGATATCCCACTTATCGTAGTAGTCCAGGTACTCTCGCCCATCTTCATCTGCTTGAATTGACATTCTATAATTACCCAATACATTTCCTTGCTCATTAGCAGATTGAGTGTCGTTTACTCCATAGCCAGTGTATCTTCTAACACCGTCCTTGCCAGCTTTAAATTTTTCTAGGAGTTCTGGATTCTTCTTAAGATCCGCCAGAATACTTGCTTCTGTTGCAGGAGAATCGTAATATGTCTGACCCTCAACTGCATTAGAAGGTCTGTATTGAGATACTCCAACACCTCTTTTGCCGTCATCACTAAGAACACCGCTAGGCAAGTCATCATTCATCATCATGTTCATTAGATCTTGTCTCTCTGATAACCATGGAGCACTTCCTGTTGCCCAAGAATCATCGTTCCAAGCTCTAGATCCTGCTTGTGGTTCTGCAATTGCGTTTAAAAGTTTTCCTGCAGGTCCCCGAACAGCTGCACCTGGATTGACGTTTACACCATAGTTATCTCCGTAACCTACTGGATTAATATTGTCAGCTACTCTTCCCTTTATATATTGCAATCCTGCTTCTCCTATAGGACCTAATATTGCTGCTCGTGCAAGGTTCATTGGCTTAGAGTAATGTGAAGCAGTTTGTTTTAGTTTGTCGAAAAAACTAGGAGGATTTGCCTCTACCTTTTCCTCTTCTTTTTTAGGCGGATCTACCGGACCACCTTCTGCAAATGTGTTTGGACTTGTTCTATTACTACGTCTTTTTCTAATAGTAAATTCCCTCATTGTCTCGTTCTTTAATTTACGAGGTATGAGAGATGCTTTTTCTTTCTTACTTAATCTTCTTTTGTTTATCTTCTTCTGTAATGCTCCTAGTTCCCCACCATCTTCAAACTTGTTATCACCACAGTCAACACAATCTTCACTAGATGATCCGTCTGTGTTGATCTTGTTTGAGAATATATAATCATTCCATTTAGTCTCTCCTTCTTCTACTAGGTTTTGCTTACCATTAGAACCTACCCCTTGTGGTATACCACCTAGAGAGTTCTGTTGGTGAGAACCACCATTTTCAAATAGAGTAACTAGGTCACTAGCATCATGAGACACCTGAGTAGGTGCACCCTGAATACTACCACCCATGGCGTAATCATTTGTTTCTTGATTATGTATGTTACCAGTGTAGTTTATGTCAGCTTCTCTGGCAGCTGTTGCAGCCTTCTTATTGCCAAGTAGTCCTGCACCTGCACCAACGACACCACCTATAGCAGCACCCCATGGTCCAAACGCAGCTCCTGATGCAGCACCTTTCATGGCTCCACCTAATGCAGCTGAACCTTTAGAAGGAACATCTTCTGGTGGTACTAAACCACTAGTGTTCATATCATTTTTACCAAAGGCCATTTGACCAAGTTCTAAAGCAGTTGACGCAGCACCTACGTATGCACCAACACCTGGCCCACCCGGAGCATCAGGAGCAGCTCCAGCTCCAGCTCCAGCACTACCAGCACCTGGATCAAGTCCATCAAAGCCTAAGTTCATATTATCAAATAAACCACCACCTCCTTCAAACTCATTGGTCTGAACTCTTGCGTATGGATCTCTCTGATTTGTTCTTTTCTCTCCAGTAAGCTGTAAGCCCTGAAGATTTTTTTGATTGTTTATGTCGTGTCCACCTGGAGCAATAGCCTTTATAGTTTGTTGATTGTCTATGTTTCTATCTCCTGGTTGTACTACAGCATCTTTACCAGCTCTTTGTGCACGGTCTTGTTGCTGAACTACTTGTGCCTGCTGAATTTCATTATCCATGACAGCTTCTCTAACAGCTGTTTGTTCTGGTGTATAGTTAGAAACATATGATGTACCATCTCCTGCTATTGGAGGCGTGTCGTCTTTTCTTAAGATAGCCATACCATTAGCATCGTATCCCATGACAGGACCTTCTTTAGTAATAGTAAAGTCCCCATTAGGGCCTTCTACCCTAACTTCTGTCTGGTTACTAGCCATCCAATCCTCATGCTTCTTATATCTCTGTAGCCCTACATTAAACTTATTAAGGTAGCCATCAACAGTCATGTTCTTTCCTCTAACTTTAAAGTTTGCTGGGTCTTTGATGGCAATCTCTGCTCCGCCAATACCTATAAAGTGTATTAATGCAGTAGCCTGCTCTGTAGACATGTTACTGCCGTATTTCTTTATGAGCTTGTCAGCACGTGCTGGGCCATAGGAAAAGCCTTCTAGTTTGTCCTCTAAGGCAAGATCCATTATTTGTTCCTGTAGTTTAGGATTGTTCATGAACTGTCTCTTAGTAAGACCTTTCATTTCTGGTGCTTTCTTAATTAGATTATACAAGAAATGGTATCTACCAGCTGCTGAAGACCAACGCTTGCCAGTTTCTGGGTTAATACCAGTCTCTAAATCTTTTCCACCACTAGATTCAATCATGCTAATTGCATGCTTGTAGGCTGCTGCGTTAAATTTGGGTTTAGTATTGTTTTTGTTGTCAGGCATAATTGCAAATATAAATAAAATAAACCAACATGTCAATATTCTATATCACACACTATTAGTGCTCGGTGTAGAATATTGATATGTTGTGTAAGATTAAGTTGTTACCTTCTGGATTGTCAAATGTGAACTTAACAAATCCCCATGCACTACGCATTCTCTCTCTCATACCTTGCTCTCTTGGTAAGTTAATTTTCCAATTTCTAAATTTCTTGAAAGCATTCTTTCTTATTTGCAGTGCTACCTTCCCAGAAGTTTGGTAATCATTGTACACTTCAACATGAGTTAAGCCTGTAGTTGGCAGGTCTCTACCTGCAGAGTCTGTGGCCTCTAATTTATATGAAGCACTATTAAGTATTACTTCGTGTCCTGGAGGAGCTACATGCAGTGTTATGCTACTTGGGTATTGAACTCCATAGAAATTGTTAGGTGTACCTACTCCATGCTCCCATACCTGATCACTATCAGGACTAGAACTAATAAGAGTACTACCCTTGTTTATGTACCATGCAGGAATATAATCATAGTAACAAACAAACTCACCAGTCTTTTCGTTAAAGCCTAAGGTGAAATCTCCAACGGCATCTTTAGCGGTAGAAACACTTGGTGATTGTCTGAATGAAAAATAGACATCAGCTGATGCTGGATTATAACCAATTGATATACCGTCTCCTTTTACAGGATTATCTAGCAGTAGCTTATCATAACTCATATCATTCACCAATGTGTGGTGAAATCCTTTTAGGTCTGAGAATCTAGCCACTTGCCCTTGACTGAATGACATGATACCTCTATTAATAACGTCTACGAAGTAGAATGTATTTTCAGTTGAAATTACTCCAAACTTATTTAAACATCCAATAGTGGTGCTTAAATACTTGTAGTCATGTAGTATTCCTCCGGTACCTAGCTCTAGTGCAACACCATCTCCAGGTGCTATCTGAACTCTAGGATTAATTGCTATCATAGACACTGCTGTGTCTTGTAGGCAAAAGATTTCATCCTTTAATGTTACTACAGCATTGATAGGACCGTAGGTTCCATCAAGATCCATAGTCTCATTCTCTAGCATGTCAGTCCAACTATCTATAAACTCACCTGGTGTCTTAACCTTTGTGGATATTATCCTAGTGTCAAACTCTTGTACTTTTTTAAACTTTGCTCCAACATCAGATGTCTTGGTTAGAATAGGTTGCTGAGAATATACTAAATTGTAGTTGGTGTATTCCTCATGCTTTGGTTGAAACCTTGCATCCCATGTACCAGAAGATAAATCTTTCCTGTTCTTTAGATCCACACTAGTCTCGCATCTAAAGCTAACTATCTCGCACATAAGATTCTGAGTCTGAGTAGTATTCTGTAGGTCATCTTTAGCAAACTTTGTGAAAGTAAATGTATCAACAAAAGTATCTCCTGGAGAGGTAACGAGAGCAGAGTCTGTTATATTTGTAAATTCACCTATCTCAATATACTCTGAGTTTCTTTTTGATTCATAAGCAAATCCACCATATATACCACCAACGTAAGAAATATAATCATCTCTAACAAATTCAGTAAGTAATATCCCATCGTCTTCATCTATATCAGCATCTGCATATATACTCTCAAGAGTAGGTCTCTGGCTAATATCAAATGAAGTATCATCTGGTCCTAATGCAAATGTAAGACATCTAGCACCATTACTATTCACACCCTTGATTTGAACATCTCTACCATCATCAGCGTCTCCAGCAAACTTATCTTGAAGCATGTTCTTTATATGGTTAGCATATTTTAAAGCTGGATTACCATTATATCTTTTAAAGTCAGCACCCTCATCAGTTAGTTCAGGAGTCCCAAACACATCATGAATAGTTCTATCTTTGTTAGCAGTTGGTAAGCTTACAGCTCCTAAGAATTCTCTGTAACACTGTTGTGTTGCAATATTGTCTTTGTCATTTGTAGGTCCGTAAAATCCAAAATCATTTAGATAACTTTCATTACTTATAGTTTCAGTTGCACCTACACCTGATCCTCTAGTGAATCCTCCAACATACTTTGCCTGTACGGCAATCTCTGAAGTTAATGGGTGACTCTCTGTTGACCAGTTGTATGAACTACTCTCTTTTATTAACCCGACAACCTTTAGTTTATATCCAGCATCTATAGCTACATTCCTGAATAATATTTCAGGAGAAAAGAATTGCATCATTGTGGTGAACTGAAAGGTCTGTGCTCTGTAATCACCGCCTGGTCCAGAGTAGGTTTCTTTTGTGTTAAATCCACCACTATTAAACTGTGGTCTAAGCTTTGATAATGGACTGAGAATTGCTGGTCCATATGGACCAGTATTAGTTGTAGCTATATCACCATCCTCATACGACCAAGCAGTCTCATGAAAGTTTTTACACTTTACAAAAGGCCTGTCAGTTTTAAATTTTCTAATTGCTGATGGAAGTACATCTGAAGATGTAGATGTAACCGCCTGGATTCTATCACCTATATCAACAAACTTCTCTTGGTGCACATAGTTAGCAACCATAGGGTTCACTATTCCTTGTGCAAATATAGTTTGATCATTTAAAGTTCTATCAGCTCTAAGCAGCTTGTACCCTACAGGCTTATCATCTTCACTTTCGAAGTTAGAAGAATCATTTAGCCATACGTAAAAATCCGCAGTCATAGTGACCCCAATTTGTGCGTGAAGTCTATTTAGATTTCCTTCAGGTGATCTAAAGTCCATAACCCATTTAGGGTTAGAGCTTTGTCCACGTTGATTGTAGAACTTAATACCAAGTCGATACATCTCGTTATCTTTAAGAATTTCAAGTTTGCTTGCTTCAACGGCTTCACTGGCAGCGTATTGTCTTTGTGACAGTGTTATATCTAAGTATTTTCCTGAGGCACCAAGAGTTGTTCCATCTGCTTGGTACTTGTACACATCGTAGTCTCTATTGATCGCATCATGCTTTTCACCTAACACAAAGTCAGGAGATGTTACTGAGGATTCTTCTCCAACAACTGTATTTGTATCATCATCATAGAATGCATTATTCATTACCACGCATGTATTGTTTGCAAGACTTCCAGGTGAATTAGACCAAGAAATAGTAACGCCAACCTGTGATCCTATGGCAACAGAATCTGAAACAGGCCCTGCAGCTGTTCTAGTTATAATGACTTTAGAGTTGAATAACCCAGAAGTAGTTTGTACAGGATCGTATCCTACAAGATTTGCATCTAAGTAAACTCTTACTTTTTCAGCTATAGTGTCCTTGCTGTCTCCATCCAATACTGGTACATAGTAAACAACATCCTCTACTTGAAGAATCATGTTTCCATTAGCAGTAGCATCACCCCTAAAGCTAAAAGTAGAGACATGAGATGTCTCAGTACTCGCTCCGAATGCGTATGCTCTCGTATCTAGTTCAACATCAAATACACTTTCCTTTATATTTACAGGAAACAATCTATTGTCTTTTGCTACAATGTGTTCTGGAACTATTGGGCTAGATCCTAGAAACTGAAATGCCTCCAAAGATATCTCCTCCACATAATTACCATCGTCTGTATAGGTAAACTCCGTGAAGTTATCTATCTCTCTTTCAGCAACAACAACCACCTGAGGGTTCTCATTGTATGAAGTATATTTTATTGCGTAAATTTTTATGTGTGTAAACTTAGGGTCTATGTCTGTAACTTTAACTATTACTGACTTCCCTAAATTTTCATTAACATCACCACCACCAAGTCCTTCTCCCTTATCTATTGGAACTAAGTGAGACAGTGGAGATCCAGTTGTCTGTGCACCATTAAGAATAAACAATCCATAAGCGTATTGTATCTTTCCAGCTGTATGACTTCCTCCTCCAGTGACTGATACAATCTCTGGTTGCTGTAATGTGTATGTACTAACTATATCCAAAAGACTTGGAGATATATCTATAAGGTTTTTATTGTCACCATTTGCTACACTTTGTCTTATGTTTACGTATCTTATTTGGTGTACACCATCAACAAAATACATTTTCTGTACAATAGAATTTTCGTAGTTATATAGTATCTGTAACAGGTTATCAGTAGATAGCCCAAGGTCTGCCATGTATAATAGATCTAGACCAAAAGATGCTTGATTAATTCCTGTGAGTTCCCAGATACAATCAAATCCATTGTTATCTGTAGTAACTACAATTGCAGAGTCACGAAGTTCTTTTACCCCTACAATAACCTGATCACCAGAAACCTTAACTGTAGTGGCGTCAGTCATAAACTGAGACTCAATCTCACACCTTGGATGTGCAGCTTCAATTGCTTCGTATGAAAGACTCTTTGTTTGAGCACCAACAGTGTATTCTATTGCTGTTCCTACGTAGTTTAATACTGGGGTGGGAATAGCAAAGATTAATTCATTACCAAGCTCGTTGGTAACTGCCATCTGAGATTTCTTATCTAAAGCTGTTGTACGAATATTTCTAGCATCAAAATACTTTTCTCCTTGAAGGTCATTAGAGTAATCCTTACTCATTCCTAAATAATTGAACTCGTGCTTCTTGATCATCTTATATTATTTTTAAGTATTCCTGTTGTCCTAAAAATTCGAACCTTCTTGAGTGTGCAGTTCTGCTTGGTATTAGTTGTGTAATCTGATTTACTAATGATTCCATCTCATCTATGCTAGGCATCTTAAGATTAGAGTCTGCTTGTCCTACATTAAACATGTAGTCAGTTTCTGCTTTACTTAGCTTTCTGTCAGAGATCATATCCATGTCATTCAGCATATCAAAGTATTTCCACTTAATATAACTCTCTACACATCTTAATAGCGTAGCGTTGTTTAATACTAATGGATAGCACTCCTCATCAACAGCAACGGCTTTGTATATAACCTCTATTACTCCTTCTTTGAAGTTTAGGTTAACGAACCTACTGTTTAAAGAGTAAGTGTGATCTCTCCTTGAAGGAAGGTTACTTCCCTGGTGAAAAAATTCTTGAGAAATATCCTCACTAGCTGTCAAGGGAACAGGTATTCCGCTGTCAGTTCTAACAATACTCTCAATCCTCATCATGTCTACAGGTTTCATTGCTCTGTAGTTAACTACATTGAGTGCCTCTCTCTTTGTTACAAACAAAGAAGGGGCTTCAAGTATCCTTAGGATTTGAATAGCATTATCAACTATAAACTCATAGTTCATATCTTTCATTACTGGGTTTCTGTATAGCCTATCAGCTATCATCTTTATACTTACTACGTCGCTTGTACTTGCCATGGTTGTTATTTTAGGTCTTTACTACTTTAGGAAAGCGTCTATTCGTCCAGCAAATATAGATTTAGAAAGCATACGCTTCATCCCTCTGTTTACTTTCATCTTATAGATACTCTTGTTTTTATAATTTGCCTTAGATGTTCTGTAGAATATTCTGAATGTGTGACCATCAGTATGCTCATTAGTATATCTAATCTTTGTTCCTTTTTCTTTTGACTTCTCACTTTCAGCCCACAGTTCTCGTGTAGCTTTCCAGTTTACTGGTAGATTGTTTATGATGTTTCCATCTTCATCAATCTTTAGTTCAGTCTTAATCTTTCTTAGTTCTAGCTTACCTACTCGATTGGGCATGATGTACTCAACACCTTTAGTTGATATTCTTTCCCTTATATATTCATTGAACTCCCTGAGGACTTCTCCAAATTTAATTCCTGATATATGATCATTACCAGTCTTCTTAATGAAGTGTTTGTAATAATCTAAACTACCAAAGTCAGACTTGACTCTGTGAAGTCTAGTATCCGCCTTGTCTTCTTCTTCTTCTTGTTGGTTGTGGTGTTGGTTGCTCATCTGTTGCGTTGTTTATATCATCTCCAGGTATCTGTTTAGTTCTTGACAGTTCCTGAACAATCATGTTTGTTAATACGTCAGCCATAGCCGACTCTACAGGATACTCTTCCTCCCATGGATCTATAGTAGAAGTCTTGGCCTCAGAAGCATTGTTTGAACACATAATGTCGTGCACATTGTCTGGAGACTCAAATACATCAGTAACTTTAATGCTGGTTAAGAATCTCAGCTTGTTGTCTGCTGATATCAATATAAGCTTACCGTCATAGTCTACAGCAGCATACGTAAGCATCGCTGTGAACTTGTTTGAAAATAAGAATGGAACTCTTTCAATTGAAACTAGGTTGATAGCTATAACTGTATTGTCCTCTTTCCTGATTAGGAGAGGACCTTCTTTACCTTTAATCTTTATAGATCTTGGTAGTGGGTCAGACGTAGATAACATCTTGCCCGCACAGCTGTATCCACCAACAGCATCAACTTGTTCTAAACCTAAACAAACCTCTTGCTTTACTTCGATTGGCAAGTGCCAACCCTTAGCAGAGTATTGTTGCTTAAGTAGCATAGCTCTTTTTGTATCCAACAAAGATGACACCAGCTCTTGCGAGATATGGGTGTCATCTGATTGAATGTTTAGCTTTTCTAGAACTGTGTAAATAAGTTCACTCTTTTTCATGTTTAATATAATTTTCCTCCGAAATAAAAACTTCCGTCAGGGTTAACGTATATTGAAGTAACATTGGATCTTCCGCTGCTATCTATCATATTGATTGCAAAACCATTTGCCCACGCAGCCTTCATTGGCCTTGTAGCATATCCAAATGCTTTACTTGTGAAATCTGCACATGCTCCAATATTGTATGCAGCCATCTTACCTTCTCTGTAAGTTTGCTGTCTGTGAGTATGTACATAAGCACAAGATGTTCTTAATTTATCCAAGTGAGCTTTACCGTTATGAACACTAAAGTATATACCATGGAATATCTCAAAGTCATTACCTAATGTAAAGAAGTCTTGAGACCATTTGTTTTTTACGTGATATCCTCTTTCCTCTAGAAGCATAGCTTCCATTGGAGACATCAGTGGAGTCTTTGCATTATCCATGCTTGCCATCCATCTGTTGTGTCTATCCTCGTGGTTTCCATACATGTAAGTCTTCCAAGTATTTTCTGGTATAACTCTTTCAAATAAGTCAAGTTCATCATTACAAACCTCATACTCATCATTAAGTGTCATTCCTTTTACTGCGGTAAACTTTCCTTTATCATGAGAAGACAAAGCATTTATATCTGCGAAGTCACCCATCAAATGGAAACCTTTAATATTGTCATAGTTATCAGCCATTAAATTCCTGATACCTGTATGCAACCTCTTATTATGAAAGGGTACATGATTACACCCTAATAGGATGTGCATTCCAACCTGATCTTGTACACTTGGTGTATCTTTAGGTGTCGGTGTAGAAAGTCTCTTATTTAGCTTCTGTGCACGTAATTGATAGATTCTGTCTTCATCCATCCTTGCCGTAACTCCACTAAACTTTTCTTGGTTTATTCTATTAGTTTCTCTAAAGTCTTCTACAAGACTCTTTTGGCGAACTGGCCCTTTCTTTAATTCTTTCTTTACTTCTTTCTTAGCTTGCTTTATTAAGTCCTTCTCAAAGAAGTATTCTGGATGAGCCAAACTCAATCCGTATGCGCATGCATCATTACCTTTTTTCAAGTATCCTTTCTTCTTCCTAAAAAAGTTTAACAATACTTCGTACTTTTCTCCAATCCCGTTGTTCATTTTTGTGTGTTTTAATTAAACTAACTTGACACAAATATACGGCAATAAACCCTTCTTGCCAAATACAAGTATCATAACTTTATGATATACACGGCCAAAAGGGTATTAAGTTATTAACATAATTGAGCAGTGTGACTTCTAGAAACAGTCTTTGTGTCTAGTGTAGCACCAAACTCAGAGACTTTTAATTCTATAGTAACTGCTGACAACTCGGTGAATTGAGCAACTGCGAAGCCACTAAATCCGGGGATTGAAACGGTAAATGAATGTGAGCCTATCGCCAGTACTTCATCCACTCCCCCTCCCTGAATTACAACTCCTACAGGAAATGTCCAATCAATGTACCCACCAGCAGTCAAATCAATAAGAACTGTAAAGTCTGTTGAACAAACAGTGCTTGTATATGGACTAATCGAAATTAGATCATCAACGGCTGCAGATACTTCTGGTGTAATATTTAATTGCATTGTTCCCATTAGGCTGTAAATTGTTCTGAACCAACGTCAGAGATTGAAAAATTAAAAGCTATTACTTGAGATCCCTTTACAGCTATATCTTGATTGAATACTAAGTATCCAGAATCTACAGAGCTTAATAGTATCTCCTGATTCACAAGTACTGGTGAACCATTAAATGATAGAACTCCTGACAGCGGTAAACTAGTTACCTTTACCTTATACGCTGCATCACCATCTGGATCACTATACGCAGGTGTAGTATTAGTTGTGAAATCTGCAGCAGTAAATGTTGTAGTCGTACCATACGTACCATTAACTGTGTTGTCACCAACAGAGTCTGGAGGGGAATTAACTTCAGCATTGATTGAAAAAGTAATTACTCCATCGCTCAATCCACTTAAAGTATTAGATCCTGAGTCAGCAGCATCAAATGTAAAAGCAGCGTCTCCCTTGACAAATGCTCCTGGATTTGGTGCCACGTACTTAAAGTTTCCTGCTGATATCACACCTGTAGAAACTATTGTTCCTGCAGATATAGTAACAGCATCAACCTGAAGCTCACCATTAGTTGGTAGTGTAATTACCTTAATGTATGATAATGCATCACCCTCAGGGTCTGCGTATACTGGGGTTGTTTCAGTAGTGAAATTAGCTACAGTGAACACGTGCTCACCTTCAAAATCAACTGCAATACTGTTTGCTCCTATTGCTGAGGGCCTAGCATTTGTAGACCCTGTATTAGTTATTGTATATAACATTCTTTTTTTGTTTTAAATTATGACACCCAAGTCATGTTTACATTATCACGAACACTTGCATTGAAACTATCTGTTGAGATAGCATTTGCATCTGGACCTACGTGGTAAAATGCTCCTGCATCAAGCTCAGCCTTGGTTATTACCTGCCCTATTGATACTGCTGTATCATAAAGATAGTACACTCCTAAGTTAGCTGTAGATACTTCGTCGATTCTAATTGCGTCCAAGTCGTTTCCTTCTGGATCAAAGTATGGTGCAATTGGTTCTGTTGTAAAATCTGCAGAACTAAATACTGTTGTAGATCTGTTACCTGAATACTGTGCTCTATCTCCCACTGTTGCTGGTTCATTTGTTATTGCTAATGCATCTACAGTAACATTTACTGTTGCTATGTTAGATTCAAGCGGAACTTGTGTATCATCATCAAAAGCTGAAAATGTAAACGTAGTTGCATAAGCATCATCTGATCCTGATACTGCGTCTGGATATCTTTCAAATATTAAATCAAAAGAATTAGGTAGCGAAGTACCTATGGTTACTATAGATCCATTGTAATATAACCCTCCATTAGCAGGAAGTGTTTTTATTACAAAGCCTGATGGAGAATTACCTGAATCATCTGAATAGTTTTCATACAATACTACATCTGTAAATCCAAAGGCAGTTATTCCTTCAGTAACAGTTATTGATATGTCTCCAAGTGTAGGTGCAAGATTAGTTGCATCACCCCCAGTAACAACTACATGGGGTACTACCCAGTTGTAGTCACTTCCTTTTGCAGCCATTCTTTCAGAACAGATCATCTTGTCTTCTATCTGTAGTTGACTGACCATCTCGTCTAATCTCTGTAACTGATTGTCAGTCGTAGAGTAACACGCATACTTATATATAAGCTTAAGTAAGCTCAAGTTTGCGATATCTGCATCTCCATACTTCTCCAATTTATTGGATAGGTTCTTTATTGATGCTACGTATACTTTTGCATTCTTTGACTCCATGTTATGCTGTAGTTAATATACAGTCTAGCACACCTACTGACACAATATTACCAGCAGTAGAAACCAAGGCTTCTATGTCGTCACATTCTGAACAGTTTGAACTATCTGTCGTTATGATTAATTTTTTTAAATTGTTTATTGCATCTCTAAATCTTCCGATAAGTAGTGCTTGTTTTGTAGCCTCCAAATACAAATCAAATAGTAGTGCATTCTGGAAGTTGGCATTGCAACTCAAACATGATAAGTCTGTGTTAGCTATTAGCCTAGCTTGAAGAATGTAATACTGAGTAAGGTTGATTGTGGCTACTACCACTATATCACCATTGCTTGCTTCTACTTCTAAGAAGTACATTCCAGAAAGAGTACCTGTTGTTCCTAGATTTCCAGGAGTTATTGTTATGCTTTCTGTTGTAGACGTACCAGCCAATAAGGAAGACAAGTCTGTGAATGACGTAGCACTTTTATAGGTGGTTTCATTCCACATCTTCAATGATGTCACCGTACCTGAAGCCAGGGAAATATCAAGCTGTATTGAACTCATGTCGTTAGAGACCATGAATGTTGTTACGTTAATTGCCATATTATTTTTGTTGTAATTTAATTAATAAAAAAAAGGGACCAAGGAATAAACCCGGTCCCTTTTGGTAATTTAATCTTAGCTATTTCGTAATTACGAAGCTTTGATAGTTGCTACAGATCCTGAACCTAAAATGGTGTTCAAGTCTGCAATCACACTGTTTACTGCTGCATTTGGTACAGCGGCAGTTGCCATAGCGATTGTTACAGTCTTCTTAGACTTCTTAGCTTCATCCCTTCCTTCATCAAAGTAAGATACTTCAATGATGTCATAAGAACCTCCAGTCGTTGCAACTAGTGCAGGGCCATTGATGTTATGAGGATATGCATTTAAACGTAAAGTATCTCCACGCTCACCTAATAAAAAGTGCTCCATTTCAACAACCTGGAACCCAGTACCAACACCTTTGCTACCTGCGGTAGTAAGAGTTACTGTAGGGTAAGTAGTTGCATTCATGTCTAACGTAAATTCTGTATACGTCTGAGTCTTTTTGTTTCCGTCAAAACCATTAGCATCAAGCTTTCCTTCTACTACAAGTGCAGCAGATGCTCCAGTTCCAGTTTTAGAAAAAGTAAATGAATCGTTTGCAGTTGCAGTTGCACCTGGCTCACGAGAAAAATTACGGTTTAATGAAGCAATAAGTCCATCAACAATAGCTTCCTGGTCATCACCAGAGGCAGCCTTGTAGAAACCTTGCTTTAGGTATTCATCTTCAGGAGATAGAGAACCATGTCCAGAGATTAAAATGTTTACTGTGTAAAGAGTATTTGCGTCTACAGTCAATGCAGATACAGTGTACTTTCTAAGTTCTGCTGCAGTATATGCTACTGAGCGTACATCTAATACATTATCTGCTTTGATGGTATCACTAGAGATAATGTTTCCTAGTGCATCCTTTTGAAATAACTTGAAGTCACCTCCAGCAGCCACGGCAGCACCGTCAGCTCCTAATAGTACTAAACTGTTAGCACTTCCTGCTTTTAATGCAGCGAAATCTGCTACATCTGCTGTACCTACGTACATGTGTCTTACCTGATTCTGTCCAGCTAATCCCATAATTTGAATTGTTTTTAATTAATAAATTTTTGATACTGTTGTAAAGATAATGGAATTGTATCAATCCTCCAAACTTTTCTTAATCCTTTTTTTACTATTTTCTAAACCCTTGCGTCAAGCTGCATTCTAGATTGAAGTGTACCATCTCTATAGTCAAGTACTGCATTCTCTACTGCAATGTTAATGATCTCTCTGTGAGTGAATTCATTTAACCTACATGTTGCTTCTGTTGTCTTACCATTAATTGTAAGCCCTAATCCAGCAACGTCAGCTGATGATTCAAAACTTTCCACAATTATTGGCTGTGGATGAGAAACATATCTAGCTTCATACTGTTGTATTACTATGCTAGGATCTGCTATAATCTCTACAACTAACTTGCTGTTAGCAAAGCTAGAATCAATTCTCCAGGCCTTTCTTGCGTTAGGCTTTCTGAATGGATTGCTATAGCTAACAATAAACTCATCATGAGTAGTAGGAACAACCTTTATAATCTTTCCTCCAGTGACTTTATTAGATACCGAAGCGTTTCCGCCATACCTAAGAGTCTCTGCCACTATATACATCACATCATCTGCAACTGTGTAGAACAAAGATTCATCTGTCAATCCTACTAAAGGATCGAGGGTTGATGTACTGAGTAAATCAGCAATTGGTTCACGAACCTTTACATCTTTAACCAGTGCACTTAACACTCGTCTACACTTTTCAGTGTACTCGAATGCTGTGCTTGGGTCCTTGGTTGCGTCATAATGCATCTTTACGTATTGCTCTTGAGCAACTGTAAGATAAGAACTTATCTCAAAGGTATCTAAACCAGGTGCACCTTCTAGTGCATTGTTGTACCTTAAATTAAACTCTTCTCTTAGTTCTGATGCAGTCATAGTTTATTTTAAATTATCTAATCTAGCTTGTAAGCTTAATCTCATTTCTTGTCCAAGGTTGCTTGCTAAATACTCAGCAGCTATTTGGAATGTTGGAGTATCTCCGTCAGAAATTGGCTCATCATCTAAAGTGTAATAATTATGATCCACTTTATTAATTGCTCCAAACTCATAAGCAGACTCCAGTAAAACTTTAGTCTTCAAGTATTCGTCACCCATTACCGAGCAAACTAAACTTGGATTCTTTTCAAGTTCTTTATGAAGTTCAGATTGTAAGAATTCCATTTTGTTAGATCTGTTAGTATTTCTACCAAGGTTTCTTAATGAATATCTTAATACCTCTTTATCATCTTCATGCTTAACAAATAATTTGTAAGCTTGAACTTTACTTCCAACCTTGCTAATTTCTTTTGCCATTACCTCAGACTCTGATGTAAGTACAAATCTATTGGTTGCTCTATGTCTAACCTCATCTAAGTTATTAGATACTATAGGACACGCCTGTAGTACTTTAAACCTAATGTAATCATAAGGATCAGATAAATCTAATCTCTTTTCATCCTTCCCCAAGTAGATTGGCAGGATACCCATTGTATAGGCCTGACCACCTTCTTTCCAGAAGTTACCATAGATAGAAAGACTTACTCCATTGAGCATACTTTCTAATCCTTCTTTTTCTATGTTGGTAAGAAGATTCTTCATCTTCCCATTATCCATTGTTGGCGCAGGTATTGCTATCTCTGCTCCATTTAATAGTCCACCATGGGCAACATGCTTAATGTCTTTAATCCCGTTGCTTTCTTTTGCAATATACTTTACAGATACTACTTTATTTTCTAAGAAATCAGTTCTAACTGTCTCTGACTTTGCTACATCGGTATTAACCATTGTAGGCTTTTTTTTATCTTTTGCCATTTTTATACTTATTTTATGATTCTTCCTTTCCTTATGTGTGGGAGTGTTTACAGATCTCCCAACTGTTATTTTAAAATAATTACCCTCATCGAACAAACGAGGGTAATTAAGTTTTAATCTATTACGCTAATACGTAAGGTATGATTGAAGCTGTACGACTTGCATCGTATACTACAACACCTAACTGACACCACTTGGTGATAGTTCCACTATCTTCTAGTGTTCCCATATTTCCGTTATTGATTGCTCCTGTAAAAGGATTTCTGAAACCATATTGGTATCCACGAATCTCTTCTTTTCCTTTAACAGCTACCTTTTGTATATTTGGCTCTTCTGGAGTTCCAATGTAAAAGATATCGAATCTGTAAGATTCAGCTACACCATTTGATCCAGGGATCTTGATAGTGTTACGGATCTTGTCATCGTAGAAATCATCTACTTCTAACTTGACACATACACCATTTGGAGCTAAGTACTCAACAAATTGGAAACCTGCACTCATAGCATTCTTATGCAATGGAGAGCTAGTACTTTTTACTGTAGCAGCGTTAGTTCCTGGAGTAGACATGTTAGCTGACCAACCTGAAGTTGTTTGTAATACAGCTTTATGAAATTCAGCAGCTCCTCTTTCTCCAGTACGAAGAATGAATACACGCTGATCAAATCCTAACTTTCCTTCAGAAATTCCAAAAAGGATTTCTTCAAGTAATTCAATAGAGAACTCATTGTAGAAGTAAGTGTTAGATTGTTCCATTTGCTCACGGATACCAGAACCTATCTTGATACTACGACCAGATACATCTTTGTTATGGTATTGTCCATCAGCTGTACGGTTAGTTTTACCATACATAAGGAATTTGTTTTTGTAAAGAGAAAATTCTTGCTCTACTAACCAATCCTCATATAAAGATAAAGCTCCAAATACTTTTTTGTTACCAGCATTGTCAATAACAGGAATACCCATTACTACTTGCTTTCCAGTTGCATCACCAGGAAGTTTATGGTCAATACGAATTGTAGTTAACTCACCTCTCATAGATACAGGAGTTACTCTACGAATACCACCCACTTCACGAGAAAGACCTTTACCTACAGGAGCAAACTCCTCAGTAAATTTCTTACCTGATACTAATTCAGATCCAGGAATACCTGATCTGTCAGATCCTGCGATTTCACAAGTGTGAACCCACTGAGATCCTGATGGATAACCATCATTAAGTACACGTATTGGGTATACTTCATTTTTCTCACCTACTACAATTTCTCCTTTGAAGAACCACTGCTCATCAAATGTAAGTTCAAATTCTTGTCCACCTTCTCCAATGTTGTTGTCACTACCTGTAACAGTTGCACCTTTGAAAGAAGCCTCCACTAAAGGAATGTTTCTTCTTGAAGAACCGATAAGTTCCCAGTAGAACTCATTGTCGTTCTCTACTTGCTTAGTATCAAACATTGAAAGCATATTCTCTAGAGATTTACCTCTATTGATTGCTAACAACTTGATCATAGCTTCATTAATTTTTGTTGGGTTGGTTTTCCAGATAGCACCTAAAGTGTTCTCAGGATTAATCATCCCTGCAAATGCTTTCGCATCAGTAACTTGGAATTTTCCTAGTTGCATAGTTTAATTGTTTTAAAAAGTTGTTTTTATTCTATTTCAAAATCCTTCAGATCGGATAGGTTAAAATTGGATTGATCGTCTCGCATGTCTGTTTCGACTGAACCACCAGCAGTAAACTTAGCTCCTCTGATTAAATTTTCTATATTATTGGTAATCTTACTTTCATTCCTTACACCAAAGATGCTGAAGTCAGTAAAATCCTTCGTTAGGTAAGCAACGGCTTCTATACGAATCCTTGATCCAACTGGATCTGCTTTTTGAGACTGCATAAATGCATTGTCCTTATTACCTAAGTCCGTAGTAATTCGGCTGTATAACTCATCCTTTTGAGAACTAGTTAACACAACACCAGGAACCACCTCCTGTGTATTAGCAATATACTTTTTGACATCGTCAAGTTTATTTTGCTCATTCTTTTTAGCACTATCTAAGATACTGTTTAAAGAAGTTTCTTCTGCTTTAATAATACTTTCTACTGCAAATTCTGCATCAGCAATATCAGTACCAGCATCGATACTTCTTTGAGTCATCTCATTGGCTCTTTCGGGAGAATACCCCTTTAGTAAAAAGTCCTGTACTATTGCAGTACGTCTAAACTCTAAACTATCATCACTCTGAATAAACTCTTTGGTAACACCTTTGAGCTTATCGATAGTATCAACTTTCGTTGCTACCTCACCAACAGGGATACCAGCACTCTGTGCTTCCTCTATGGCTTTTTGTCTTGCAGTTAATCCAGAATCAATACGTCCTTGTATTGCTTCGTTCAAATCTTCTAAAGACTTTATTTTTGTGATGTCATCAAGTCCAGGTAAAACACCTTTGGCTTTGAATTGTGCAGCTAAGTTAGAATAAAGCTGTTCAGTCTCATTCAGTTTAGGAGAGGAAGAATCGCTGCCTTCTTTTCCATCAGCAGTTTTACCTGCCTGAACTTGAGTGTCATCTTTACCTGTAGCTACGCTCTCTTGACCAGCAGTTGCTGCGTCATCACCATCGGTAATTATATCGTTACTCCCTTGTGCATCATCACCTGTTGGTGCGTCTGCTGCTGGTGGAGTGTCACCAGTTGTTGCCGGATTGGCACTTTGCTCTAAATTACCTTCGTCATCAAATAACTGTAGGTTGTCTGTATCAAAGTTTAAATCCTCTAAATTTAATCCTTCCATTTAATTGTTTATTAATTAATTCTCCTGGAGCAAAAATACTATAAAGACTCAGAAAATACTAACAAGTATTATAGCTAAAGTATCACTCAGTTGTCTCTAATACTATGATCCTGTTCTCAAGATCATTTATATCTTCCTGCAATGATGAGATAATTTTTATCTTTTTGGAGAGTCTTTCTTCTACTCTTCTAAAATCCTTTATCTCTCCATACAAAAGTCCTGCTGAAAAAACAACAGTCAGTAACCACTTTACATTCTCTCTTAGGAAATTATTCATAAACTATTAATTATTTTTTATATCAAACATCCTTAACTTAATAAGGTATCTATCTGTTGATGCTCCAATCATGAAGTTCAGGTAGAAATCTCCAAACATCTTTTTTGTAAAAGAATATCTAAAGTACCTGACTCCTTCTACTTCCCACGTAACAGACTGCTTACCATGCTTAGTTTTATTTCTCCAAGTCCTATAAGAGTGTCCACCAGTGTTTTCTTTTACTATAACATTCTCCCATGGACCTTGCTTAGGCTCTTGGCTCTGTATGTAATTCCAGCATCCATTTCTTACTACACCCCATCTATACCCTAATATAAACTTCTGAACACTGTTGAGGTTCCAGAATCTAACATAGTCAGGGATCCAGTTGCCATCCTCATCTCTCATCTTCATTAGCTCATATAGACCAAAGGTTGCGTTCAGGTAATGCTCATTGTCATTTCCATTCCATCCATCTCCCTCTGTATCAGCGTAAGGCCAATACCACTTAGATCTAAAAGATCCAAGCCTAGTCTCCCAGTTTCTTCTTCTGTTTGGGTAAACAAAGAATGGGTAAGCAAACAGTGCTGAGAATAAGATCATCAGCAATACTTTTAGTTGTCCTAATATGAATTTAATATACATCATGTGTTAATTGTTTTTAATTAGTTAGTACTTAGCGTACGTTTTTTTTAAATTCTTTCATTACTTTCTCAATACCTCTAGATCCAAAGTAAAATATAGTCATAGTGCTGAATAAGGATTGAATCACTGGAACGTATGCTTTATCTACCGTAAATTCTCCCATGTTACCATCTAGCAACACTAGAGACATAAACAATACAAACATAGCTCCGTAACTTACAGGCCTAACCAGTCTAGTTACAGCATGCTCATTATCCATACCTAATCTCTTAGTTACTTCAACCATCTCCACCATATCATTCTCCATCTCCTGAAGTAAGATGTTCTTATCTTCTGGTGATATACTCTTATCTCCTCTTATAGCTTCTCCTAAGGAGCTTAATTGTTTTACTCCCGTAATGTTACCAGCCAGTTCTAAAAGCTCAGGAGCTATCACCTTACCTTGCTTCTGTAACCATCTTAATGCATTACCTACATTAGTTCCTTGACCTCCATTTTTAATTGACTTTGGGTTTTTGTTTTTATTTTCCATCTCTATTTATTTTTATATATCCCATTAATAATTTAACCTCTTTATCAAAGTCTAACTCTTGACTTTCTTTTGGACTTATCATTCTTGGAAGCATTAACTTTATGTTTGGTGTATGCTTTATCTTAAATATGTCATGAGATAGCTCATGAAACATTAGAATCCTTTTTTCTTTTTCAGTCATAGAAAAGAACGCCTTAGGGTTAATGGCAACAAAAACTAAACTGTCATTAAACATGCCTCTGGCTTGTCCAGCGTATGATGATCCATTTAGATCTATGTCAAACATAACTATAAAACTTTGATCCTTAAATTTAATATTGTTCTTTTCTAATGTTGCTAAGTATTCAAATACGTAAGGTTTTAATGTCTGGTTTATACAGTAAGTATATATAGGCTTTGGAACTACATCCTTAGAGGTGTTGCATCCAATGAGTATTAATGCCGTAAATATTACCGTTAGTATCTTCATTTATTTTTATCTACTTTTATATGTTATAGTTACTTCTTTTCCTTTAAGAATAGCATCTGCTACCATAGGGTATAATTCCTTATATGCATTTACTGAGCCTCCTATAAAGCCCTTGTCTTTGTCAGCAGTTGTTCCCACAAGCAAGCATCCAGCTGTGGATTCTGGAGTATTTCCTGAATGTATTAATATGTATTCAAATTCCGGCACATCCTTAATCCAGAGCATTCCTTTATGAAAAGAATACTTAGCAGAGTACTTATTGTGAAATCCCCCTACAGCTCTTAATTCTACTTTGTATGTGCCGTCGGGTATGCGAGTTTCTCCGTACACTTTATCAGCTCTATACTCATCCTCTAGGGTGAAGCACATAAACTTACAGTCCACAAAGAGAAGTCCGTCAGTATGATCTATTTCGTCATTATATCTATCTACGAGTATTTCCATCCTTATTCTCCTTTGTTTTTATATATGTAATACACCTTCTGTACTCCGTACACAAGAAAAACTAGTCCAGATATTGTTGCTACCACTTCGTTTACATTAGACAATGTTAGGCCTAATGTTGTTACTATTCCGAGACTCATTTTCAAATCAGTTATATCCATTTTAGTTGTTATTAATTGTCTTTATATAAACGGTTTATTATATTAAGTTAGTTCTATTAATATTGTTACAGCAGTATCATACCAAAAACCGTTAGCCTGGAATTGTATTTGTATCATATCTACTGTAGTAAAAGTTGCGGAAGCGTCACTTAGCCCAAACGCTGAATACATTCCTGAAGCACCACCGCCAATCATAGCATTACTACTTGTCCATAGAACTGTTCCATTCTTCACTACCCTAACCAGGTTTGTAGTTGCTGTCGGGGTTGTTCCTGTGGATGTATTTCTCATTAGTATTGATCTAATCCTTCCTGCACCTGGAGCCACCCAGAAGTGTTCTTCTCCACTAGTGTTGCTTTCTGTCAATGCATTAAACGGTAGGTTATACCATGTAAGAGCTACGTTTGTTGCGTGGTCCATGTTGCCAATAATCATTACAGGAACATTCCTGTATGTGTCTGCATCAATAGTAGTTGCTTTTATGGTTCCAACCACCTCTAGTTTCTCGCTTGGTGTAGATGTTCCTATTCCAAATCTTCCCTTTGCAATATAGTTTATAGTGTTATTCTCTAGCACGTCTGTGTCTAATATATTGTACACTCTGAAACTATCAATTCTCCATTCGTCAACTTGGTCTGTAGTATCTCCTGCATTAATAGCTCCTATTGCTAATCCAACTTTGTGAAATACTCCACCATCTCCGTCATTAAAGTCTGAGTCTACCTTAAACTTTCCTCTGAAGTATTCGCCTGTAGCGTCTCCATTAAAAACTATTAAAGTGTTATTTACAAACCTAAGTCTCAGTGTTGCTCCTCCCTCATCTGCCGTTGAGCCAAAAACTGCACTTGGAAATGAGTATGATTGTCCAACATCTTTAACGTGTTCAATAACTCCTCCAATTTTTTTCTTTAAAGTGCAGGAATTATAAGACGTTGACCATGTTAAAAAGTAGTAGTTATCATTGTCAACATACTTTATGATTATATGAAATACGTCATCACTACTATCTTGCTTTCTTATGTCTAACAATACTTCGTAATTTTTAGACGAAGGTCTGTCATCACAAGTATACATTAATCCTTTATTTGATTGGTCGCTTCCTGATAATTGAAGGTATCCTAATCCTCCTTTTGCTTGTAGCGTTCTTGTGTTAGATGCCGAAGGGTATGTAAGTACTTTAGTCCATCCCGTACCAGTATCTGGCGTGTGGCTATCTAAATCTGTATTAGAAGCCTCTGTAAAAGTGTCTTCAAAATACATAGTACTTCCAATGTCCAATACTTCTAAATCAGGATTTGATTCTACTTGAAGGGTTCCCCCCATTTCAATTCTTCCTGTGTGACTTAGGAGTTGAGCTCTTGAGTCAATCTCCATTACCCCATTGTGAATGGTTTCCCCTCCACTGTTAGCTTGAAGTGCTCCGATTGCTACGGTAACTTTTGCCCCACCGTAAGGTCTTCCTAGTGTTATTTCGTGAGCCTTTCCTATGTGTTGGTCTGACTGAGCTCCATTAGTTCCCCAATATACATTTGTTAGAGCAAGAATCCTCCCTCTATTTGCACTCGTTGTATTGTTAATAAGTTCGAGAGTTCCTCCGTTAGATTCACATAATCTGGTTGTACCATATGACTCCAGGCCTCCTCTAAATCTTGCAGTATATCCTACGTCTAATCCTTCGGTAATTGTGAGATGCTTGTTAAAAACAGATTCTCCACTTACGCTCAAACCGCCGTCAATTCCAATTGAAGTTCCTCTCTTATTTCTTATGACGCTTCCGCCTATCAAAAGCTCCTTTACATGATCTCCTGTTGAAGTAATAACAAAAGCCTTTTCTTCTGCTTCTGATATGAAAAGCCCTGCTGCTATACTGATAGATGAAAATCTTTGAGACCTTGAATAGAATACAAGGGTTGATATATCCCAAGCTGTACTCATGTTTAGTTGCCATACTGCGTCATATGTTCCATCACAGATGAATAATTTTGTTCCATCGTCTGAGAATCTTGCCCCATACCCATTCGATATATCACCCTCTCCAACTTCATAGGCCTCTTGATCTCTGTTATATATATTCAACAGAGAAAACTCATGAACGAAAGTTGATGTTGATACATCCCAAGCTACACTTAGGTCGTATGAGATTACCACATCGTCAGTATATCCTCCAACAAACATTTTTGTGCCATCTGGGCTAAAGTTTATATTTGTTTTACGCCCTGATGCTATCGTTGCATTTACTAAAACAAATTCTCTAACATATGTACCTGTGGTAATATCCCAAGGCGTACTCATTATGAATTGTATTGCTTGACCTTTCGATGATCCGGTCACGTAGAAATTATCCCCGTCTGGAGAGATAAATAATCCATAAGGATTTGATTCATTACTTGGAGATTGATTTACAGGCAGCCTATCTACATAAGTTGCTGTGTCAATATCCCATGCTGTAGATAAGGAATACTCATTTATGTCGTCTCCACTTCTACCTGCGACATACATTTTTGTACCATCAGGTTTGAAGAATAAATCCTCAGGAGTTGTCTCTTGAGAACCAACAGAAAACCTCTTTGATGTAGACCTCCATGTTCCAATGTCGAGTAAATCGTATTCTATTTCTGTTGCAATTGCTTCGGGAGTTCCTCCTCGAAGTTGCAGGCTACTAGCACTAACTGCTACTGCTGTCGTATCACCTGTTACATCAAGACCCACTACTGTTGTGTCGCCTGTTACCCCAAGATCTGTAGATACAGATAAGTCTCCTAATACGTTTACATCTTTGTTAAATATCTCTGCCATATTATGCGTGTAGTTTTAACCATCCAGTTCCACTCCAGGCAAAAAAAGAAGATGTAGTAGAGTGAAATACAATCGTACCTGCGTCACCCACACCTAAGGTAGGTAGCACTAGTAAAGACTCTAATTTTAGACTCTTTACACTGTTACCATTGATATCAAGATCGGTTCCTAGTTTATGCATTTAGTTTAAGTATGCTACACCGGCAAATGCGATGTTAAATGTTATTGTTAAATTGTTTAAGTCTGTGTAGACTACATCTCCGTGTACTCTATTACCAGAACCATCCAAGACAGTTACTGATGGCATCTTACCAAGACTGTGTGGAATTACCCATGATGCTGATGATGTCTGAGTGTGAGTGTAGTTTAGGTCGTTACCTAATGTTCCTGGATCTACATACTCTAAAGCAGTTTCACCAACATTAACTCTAACTAATTTTAATGAGTCTCCAGTCTTATTTGCTGGGCTATCTGTTAATTGATCAAACGTACCTCCCACTTCACTACATGAAGCAGAATCATTTGTTCTTTCTACTGGTCTCTCTTCTACTACTACCTGTGTTGTGTTGTCTACCGTAAGTAACGCAGCATCAAATTGTCCTGGAACTCCTGAGTTCTCTAAGGAAAACCTAAGTAACAACTCTTTAGACATTGTTACTGTCTTTGTAGTTATTCCAGTCCAGTCAGTGTATTCAACCCCAGCTAAACTGTAAGATTGCAATATCCACGAAACAGGAGTAAATCCTGTTGCTGATAAATCAAAAGCTATCTGATCTCCATCAGGAGCAATAACGCTATAAACAAACTGTGTTGCACAATCTGTGCTTACGATAGAGTGTTCGTTCACACTAAATGTTTCACTCTCTTCTGCTATGATGAAATTAAATATTGCCATTATATGTTATATTGTTGTTAATTGTGTTAATTCCTCGTCTGTTAAGGCCTCTGAAAATACAGCTGTTGTTTTAGTCTTTCCGTAGAAAGGGCTGCCCGCAGCTATAGAAAATGATAAATCATCTAAAACTATAGGTGCATTTAGACTTGTATCTGTTGCAACCTCAACACCATCAATCCAAAAAGCAAAGTCATTTAATTTATACTTAATTGCTACCTTATGAAAGTCTAAAATATTAGTTAATTGATAATTTACATCAACGTACTTTGTACCACCACTTGAAACTATTGCTCTAACCTTATTGGTTGCGCTATAATATAAAATAATAACTCTGTTATTTGTGCTTCCATCACTTAAACCTAAATATCTTACTGCTCCATCATTAGCCAAGGCTGCTATTTCTGCATATAACACACCTTCAGTACTATTAAAAGTATTTACATCTCCTGCTCCTGTTACTAAATCAGCTAACCTAGTTGCGATAGTTCCTGAAGTGGGGATATAGGAGGTTGCGTATGATAATTCTTCTATTTGAGCTCCCCAAGCAAATAAGTTTGCATTAGCAAGACCCGACATAAATCTAAGATTAGAAGTAACAGTAGCAGTTGCAGTCAATATAACAGTATATCTCGCCCACTCATCTGTAATTGTAACTGTAGTTACTCCAGTTGTATCTGCTCCAAAAAAAGATACTTGGTCTCCACCACCATTATTTTTGTAATATATAGATAGAGCATATTTATTCCCAATGGTCATAGCTATATTTTGCCCAAGTCTATTACCAAAACCCGAATACACTAAGGAGTCAGCATTTTGTGTTCCGTCAGGTGAAACAGCTACGTTAGATGTGATTATTGTATTAGAACTATGGCTCCAACTATTATTGGTAAAATCCTCGCTAGAAGTTATTAGGTTTGTTGACTGAGGTTCAAACAACCAACTTCCGCACCCACTATCTGGCACTATTTCTTGTCCTAAAACTTCTTTAGCACTAATATTAGTTATTGATCCGTCAAAATTAGTACCTCTGAATTTTATCCTCGATGATACTGCTGTTAAAATTTCCGTATAAACTCCATCTGCTGTGCGAGGAGTTCCTGTAGGCTTCTGCACTTTTACATCACCACTTACATAGTTTTTTACCTCATACGTTACATTATAAGTTCTACCATTAGTTAAAATTCCAGATTGTTCTAATTCTTCATCACCACCATCTGCTCCATTACCAATTGCAACACCTCCGCTAATTGTCCAAGCATCCTCTATAACCCAATCTGTAGAGCCGTTGCTAAAATCTCCGTTTGTAACTTCCTCACTTCCTAAAATATCTTGATAAGTAAAATCCTCGTAGTTTATCCTAGGTAGGTTAGTATCATCTGTTATTTCTTTAATTACAATATTAGTTATAGAGCCGTTGAAATTAAGTCCATTGAAAATGAGCGCAGTAGCAGAAGATACTGCAATTTCAGTATAAACTCCATTTGCTGACCTACCACTAGTAGTTGGTCTTCTAGTACTTACAACACCACTTACATAGTTTTTTATCTCGTAAGTTATGCTGTAAGTTTTACCTATCGCCAAATTTCCACTTTGTACTAATTCCTCGTTAGTACCATTTGCTCCATTACCATTTGCAACACCATCTCCAATAGTCCAAGTATTCTCTATTACCCAATCTTGACCTATCTCTTTTACAGAGATATTGTCTATTGAGCCGATAAATAAATTACCTTTAAAGTAAAAGAAAGAGTTAGCACCAAAATTTTCTTGTATAAAGCTATACGACCCGTCACTATTCAAAATACCTATTGTCGGTGTACTTGAGCCACCAAATAATATACTTAAAGCCCCACCTTGATAGTTTGAAATTTCAAATGTTATTTTATATGTTTTGTTTTGTACCATCCCGATATTCTGCAAAGTTCTATCGTCAGTTGAGTTAGCGTTTATGTTTAATTTACCTCCACTTATTGTAGTACCTGTTCCTTTAATCCAATCTGTATCTGTAGCAAAATCACCATTAGTAATTAATTCTGAACCTTCTTGTTCGAAGTCTCCATTTGAGACAAGGTCACTTGAAAGAGTCGTCACATCTTCAATAAGTCCATCTTTATTTATTCTGGTAGCTACACTTCCACGTACTACGTCAAAGTCTCCGCTACCATCGCTTGGCTTAACACATAGTGCCTCGCCATCATTGTAGGCGGTTGGTGTGAATATAAGGCTTGATTTTCTTAGCAGGTTACCCTGTATTGTTTCTATTTCGCCTAAAGTTTGTTCTGTAGAAGCTGAGTTCTCGTAGTAATCTGCTCTCCTTTTGAGGGATGCGGATAGCATATATGCTAGAGTTTTAATTTCTAAAAATCTATTTATTATTTTACCTATTCCGATACCTAGTCCTAATCCTGGCATACTCTATCTTTTATATGCTATTACTGTACCTGATGTCACAGTTATACCTTGAAGTACACCGTAAATACTTAGACCTGCTGGTATTGCTAATCCAACTATAGCGTCACTGTTCGTAACGTCAGACACGCTTATAACAGAATCCTCTGTTGATTGTATTACAGAAAAAATTTCACTAGAACTAGATTCTCCTGTTGTGTAGATAACTAATCCTTTTTCTCCGAATATTAATTTTTCATTTTCGTTGCTCATCTTGATTTTATTTATTTATTGTTATTATATTTTTTCTATGCTTATAAACTTTATACTATATCTTATCCTCTGAATTCACCTGAACCTACGTCAGATATTTTAAAACTAAACTCTTCCGCTTCTCCTACCTTTGGTAGTATTTCTGTTATATAAACAAATAATCCCAAATCAATATCTGAAAAATCTATTATATCCCCTTGAACCTGAATAACACCATCTAGTTCTAGTCTTCCATATATTGGAAGGAGATCTATTAACAGCTGACTAGCTGCATCTGCTTCAGGATCATTATATGCTTCTGATAAATCAGTTGTCAAACTAGCTCTAGTAAACACATAAGGAGTTCCTAATGTTGCGAATGCTTCTCCATCACCAATAACATCTGGAGCTGAATTTATACTCGTACTCACAGAGAATGCTGCAGTTTGAGGTGTATGATAATAAAGATTACTAACTACATCAGAGACTAAGAAACTCATTCCACTATCAACATAATTAGTCAATACTAATACATCTGCTGTATACACAAGTAATCCTGACGTAATATCAGCCTCTGTTATTTCCTGGTTAGGAAGAACTGCTACTGAATTTAATGCAAGAGAACCAACGAAAGGTATTGAAGTAACCTTCACTTTATCTAGTGCTCCACTAGCTATAAAAGCAGGTGTTGTTTCTGTTGTAAAATTTGCGACAGTAAACACATGTGTAGATCCATTAGCAACTGGTACCTTGATCCACCCAGATTGAGTAGGACCTAGTGCTGCCTGAGCAGTTATGTTTAGTGTTATAATTCCCATAAAAACTAATTAGTATAGTTGCGAAAATACACTAAATACAAGTAAAGGCTATATTTATATTATAGCTAAAGCATATAGTGATTAAAATAAAAAAGAGAGAGGATAAAATCCTCTCTCTCTTTCTGGTTAGTTGTTTGTTATTGATTTAGGCTGATACCCATGCAGCTCCGTTATAGAATACTGGGCAATCTACTGCACCACCACCTGTTAAGGCTCCTAGGTAACTAGGCGTAGTTGCATCAGTTACATAAGCTCTATCACCTATAACTCCTGCTGGAAGAGTAGCTACAGTGTATCCCGTAGTACTTAGTGTTTTTACACTAAGAGTTCCTGCAAGTTTTGAAGGTAAGTCTGCTAAAGAGTTTATAGCGTAAGCTTCACCAAACATTGTTGAAGGCACAGTTGCTCCTATTTTAAGGTAATTGAATTCTGCATCTACAGAAGCAGTACCTATTGAACCTCCTGATTGAGTGAAGGTTAGATACGCTACATTTGCGTACTCTGTTACAGTACCACTATAAACCTTAACGTTATTGTTTAAACCGATTAAATTGTTCACTGTTCCTACTGCTAAGGCTGTATTATTGTTTACTCCCAGTAAAAAGTCTGTTGTAGCATTCCCACTAACGTAAGAAAATACAAACTGACCTGTTACATTGGTAGCATCTCCTGTTCCAGATGCGTAGGCTCTACTGTCTCCACCCACAACGTGAGTAATAGCACCGGTAGCTGAATGAGTAGCATTTCCTCTCATTCCAGTTACTTGTGTCTGATCTGTCGTAGATACATTCTCTATGTTGAATCTTGCGGCTCTCATCCATGATGTCCCTGAAGCAACACTATCTCCATCTAATGTAACATCAGTAAAGATAATATTATTTTCAGCGTCTTCTGTAATTGTATAGTCTACATCTATCTTTCCTATAAAGTTTGATTGAGCAGCAGATCTTCCGACCTCTTCTATTCCTGAGTTACCTGATACATACATTCTTTGTGTATCGGTTGCTACAAATGTTGTTCCTGCTGGCATTCCAACACGAAGTAATCCTGTTTTTTCTGAGTCTAATCCAGTAAATTGGCTTTGAGTCTGTTTCATTTCTTTTTATTTATTTATTTATTATTAATTATTAATGTACTATTTTTAAAATATTTGTTTTGCATTATGATCCAATTCTCCTAACTATAAATTCATCCATAGTTTCAGATGCATTAATTGCAGTTGGAGTTGCTGTTGGTAAATTCATTACGCATGTAATTGAATCATTTTCAAATTTACTTTGAATCTCTAAACAGTGATTAAAGTGGTGAGCTACATTTGTTGGATTGTTTACCAAAGGCAATGCAGGATTGAGTGTCTGAATATATGCCTCAGCCATACTTGAGGTCATTGTGATATCTGGATAGTGAACTTTATTTTTATAAGCAGTCCAATCAGCTCCAGTTAGATCCTCAATATTCTTTACTCCAGCACCTCTTAGGTAGTATTTTCTAGAATATGTGTAATCTTCAATCTCTGTGCGTATATTCCAATCCGCCAAATCAATAACTTCATAAAGTAAGTCATACGTTATTTGAGGGCTATTAAAAGCTACGCAGTCCACCGTCACTGCTCTATTATGAAGCGAGTGCATGTGTAATCCGTTACCTGCTGAACTTGACCTCAAGCAAATCTTACTTGTGTCTAGGTTGTATGCACTGGCATTTGCTATTATAAAATCTAATGCTTTTGGACCACACTCTAAACTCTTTAAGAGATTCTCTCTTTCTCCATCTACAGACATAAGCCTGTAGTTTACATAAGCAAACGCTATGTTGTTTGCTATGTAAGTTTCTATTGAAGCCTTAAGGTCGCTATCATATCCTACTGGATCATCAGCTCCTACTATAAACCCCCCACCGTGGTGGAATATTACTATACCCTTTGCTGGGGAAGTAGCAGTAGGAACAAACAAATCAATTGTTGTTCTGTTGTATTTGTCGTAAGGTATGTTGTTGTAATACTTAAAAGTACCTGACAAAGTTATTGGACTCGTTGTTGTTGTGTTTGCCATACTATGCGTATATCCAGTTAGTGCCGTCAAAAAATACTGGTAGGTTTCTAGAACCTGATCCAGCTGCAGTGTCTCCATAGCTTCCTACTGTTCCATCTGTAACGTATGCTCTATCTCCAAGTGTACCTGCAGGTAATCCTGAAACTGTATAAGACTTGTGTCCTAAAGTTTCAACATTTATTTCCATTAAGTGTCCAGAGGTGTCAAATGCTGCCAAAGTAATAGGTGCCCCTATAGTTGCCGTTCCTGCTATTGAATCATCAAAAGTATCTCCTTCGTGATAGTTACTTTTCCCATAATTAAACATTCTAAACATCTTGTCTAACTCTGCTAGTCCATCTTTTATCCTAAGTTTATTGTCTACTGATCCATTTTTAGAATGAATATCAATTATAGTATGACCCGTCGCTATATCCTCATAGGCAAATAGTCTAGAAAATTGATCTGCAGCAAGTGGGTTAGCCCCATCATAAATCCCAATAGATGCAGCAGTATCCGAAACTCCAGATATTGAAGTGTCTCCAACTAGCATACTTGAAAAATAGTTTGTACCTTCTTTTCTGTACGTGCTTGCAAAGCCCTCTATTAAGTCTCCTGTAAATCCAAAATCTGAATACACATTGCTAGTAGACTCTAAAACTATAGTACCAGCTCCTGCTATTGTTTCTTTATTCCAAAAGTCACCTATAATTTCTAGCTGCCTTGTTGGATCATCTCCACCAAATGAAGTCTTTCCACTTCTTGCTAGATCTTTTGTACTGTTGATAGTTCCTGTGTTTAGAGATGCTAAAGCAAATCCTGGGTTCACAGTCTTCCAATCAGTTCCATTGTACCATTTTAATTCATTTAGATCTGTAGAATCAACTGCCATTTCGCCATCTGCTGGGCTAGTGATCAGTGATATGTCAGAAGGCTTTAATATCACGCTATCACCAATAAATGAAGTTGCTTCTATTAAACCACCAAATAATGATGGCAAAACACTTAAGCAATGTATTGCTCTGGCTGTACCTCCTACAGTTGAAGTAAATGTATCATTCTGTATTCTAAGATACTCGAAGTCTCCTGTAATTGTTCCTCCTGAATTATCAAAGTCTAAAATTTGTACAATTAAATTCTGATTAACTGTACCAGCATTTAACTGTACAGCTACGTGCTGACCTTGTAGTTGATTTACATTTGCATTTGCATTGTCTAATTTAGTTACTATATTAGAACCCATAACATAGCCATGAGACCCCACGCCTGTTCCATAGATTTTAGCTTCTGAAAATGTACCATACATAGCTGGACAGTCTCCGCTACCACCATGGTAAGACCTGTTTGTACTACCTGTAATATAATAAGTTGCACCTGAACCTAAGTGCTCAGCCTTTGCCCATAGTCCATTTATATTCACAACAGTCTCAGTAGAGTTTGCTTTTGAATAAGATTTGATTCCATATACACTTGACGCAAACCCTGAACCATCTGTATTTTCTTTTGATGTATCAATTGATATTCCTACTGAAACATCATTGTCTACCTCTGTTCTTACTATTTCTATATCTCCTGATAATGACAGGTCATGTGCTCCTAGGTCTACATCTGTAGTGGCCCCTGTGTAAGGAACAAATCCTCCTTCACCAGCAACTAGTGTAGGTGCTCCTTGCTCGTTGTATACGTAGACATTCTCTGAACCCTCATCTATGGAGAAGAATACAGATCCTGGAGTTAACTCAGAAGGTAGGTCTACTACTTTACCTATGTATTGATTTTGTGATAGCTTTAATGCCATTGTTGTTTTTTTTAATTAATTATTCTTAGCTGAGCCATTAGGCTTGTTCGCAATTTTATTTTTAATTGCTATTTCGCTATCTCTTCTACTCATTAGATCGTTGTGCTTAGACATATCGTTAGAGAGACCTCTTTCTTTGATACCTAGCTCAGCCTCGAACTTCATGATGTCTTTATCGTCACCATCAGATTCAACACCTCTAGCGTCATTCTCCATTCTGAGTCTTTCAGTTTCAGCCTTTAGCTCAGCGATGTATCTTGTTGTCTCATCAGTTCTATTGAACTTCTGTAGATCAAGATTAGCTGCTTGCTGCTCTTGTAGAGCTTGCTGCTCCATTTGAGCTTGCATCTGCTTGTTCTGATCTTCAGCCTGCTTAGACTGACCTTCTTTCATTTGCTCTTCATCTTTCTGAATGAGTCTTTGTATTTCTCTAACAGACGGAGAGTTGTAGATTTTGATTGCTGTAGAGAAAGATAACATCTGGTTTTGTAATCCCAGCTGTACCATTCCTTCTAGTCTCTGCTCCATTCTATTGATTTCATCATCATTAGATACTGCAAGTCCGTAGTCTTCTTCAGCAAACTCATCTCCTTCTATCTCTGCCAATTGACGAGTCATATCGTCAGCAATATAAGAAAACTTAACTGTCTGTCCTTTCAACGCTATCTTAGCTGTCTCAAGTAATATCTGGAAACATCTTTTCTTGCAATAATCATGCATTGTAAAGAGTTCCTCAGTAATATGATTGGATTGAGATACTGCTCTTTCTACACCGCCAACAGTCTCCCTGTTCTCGACTTGTCCTAGACGCTGCCTAGAAACCCCAGTAATCTCATCCATCTGAGCTTTTGCAAACTCCATCATTTCTATGTGTGTCTGAATAAAGTCACCTATCTTCTGTTCAAGAACTCTACCAGTGGTATTACCTACTGATCCAGCAAGTCTACCTTTGGCCATTCCCTTTTGTCCTTCTTTGAAACTATCTACTACAGAGATACCAGATTTACGTGCGAAGTATAACCACTTGCTTACTGACCATCCTGTTGGAACCTTTGCTAAATCTAATTCAACAATTGATCCCATGTATTTAGATAACGCTTCATTTACTCTATGCCATGAAATGTCATAAAGATATTGAAAAGGCTTAGCTCTATCTACTAGAGTAACTGACTCTTCATCACCTGTATTATATATCTGACCAACTATTCCACATGAGTTGAATGATGGCTGATCTATTCTATTGTATTGTATTTCTCTTGGCTTGATTTGAAGATATGTATCTTTTCCGATCTTAACACCTTTCCACCACTGTGGTATCCAGAGTGCTTTAGACACTTCGCCCATTTCTTTGTTTACTATGTAGTCTTCAGATCTGAATTTAACTTGCTTCTTTCCTAGCTCGTCAAAGTATTCTATCTTAAGTATCTTCTTCATAGATCTCCAAAACATTCTTAAAACTCTAATGTTTCCTCTTCCATCTGTGTAAGAACCCCTACCTCCAGATTGTGCAGCGTCAAAGACACCTGTAGAATCTATGTACGAGTCCATACTCTCTCTCTCAAGGAGTTTTAGACCTTGGACATCATCTACTGCCATACTTCCTCCATCGGAGTCTGTAGAGGCTCCTGTGAACTCCTGCTCGTCAAGCTTCCTTGTTTCAATGTCACTAAGGTCATTGTAGTAAGTATCTTGTATTTGTCCAGGGCTCCAGAAGTCATCTATGACGATAACATCGGAATCCTCAATCTTATTAGAGTTTCCTCCACGTAGAGTATGAACCTTAAGTGGGTTCAGCTTCTCAAATGTTACTTGACCATTTACAATATCAAACATGTAAATCTCTTCTCCCATTATAAGGGCATCCTTGAATCCTTGTTGAAAGATTACCTTCATATCTAGTTTAGATATGTAGTTTCTCATCAAAAGGTTAGCTCTTTTCTCTCTAAGGTCTTGATAATCGAAATTAATGTAATCACCATACTTAGCAAGCTCTTGTTCTAATTCTTCGTCAGATACTTCTGACTGAATCATTTCCATTAGCCTTTCATCAACTAGTTTTTTCTTGTCGTCCTTTATTTTAGATAAAGTATCTGGATTAAGTATAGTTACACTCCAGTCAAACTTTCTCCTCTTCTCTTCTCCCACCAATACATTGACTCTAGGAGTGATGATTGGGTAGTGCTGAATAGCGTCGGGAACATGGTATTTCTCCATTCCTCCAGGATTAAGAATAAGTTTCATGTCCTCTACATTGGCTTTACCGTTGTATAAGTCAAGGTTTATTCTCTTGTGCTTAAGTTTTCTTCTTATGTTACTGTTGTTTAGGTAGCTATTATTATCAGCCCAATCTAAGTGATCCCTCCTCCACGCCTTACCTTTTTTGGCATAAGACAGCTTTTGGCTTGGGAAATTTTTCTTTGTTGACATAGTTGTATTTATTATTTCAAAGTTACGAAATTATCTGTGTTTTTCTATCTTTATATTATAGCTAAAGCCCAAAATCAGGCTCGCTATGTTGACGATTCATTTTGCCCATGGCCTTTTGCCAGTTAGCATCTAAGAATTCATCATCGTGAAAATAGCTATTTGTATCAACTTCAGTTTGATCCTCAAACTTGGTTGTGTACTTAGCTCTATCTTCTCTTAGTATCATTACCATATCCATGGCAGATACTCTATCCGTGTTAATATCAGGGTTCCAAGCTATACATTCTCTAATGTATCCTATACTTCTAATCCTTCTCAGGTTAGGTATAGACATGGTTGAGGTCTTACCCACTGTCGTCATCATATCTTTCTTCCTCGTAAGGGGTAAGCATCCATGTACGTTGTAAGGTTTTACCTAACTTAATCACATCTTTAGTTGTTCTAGTTCCTTTAGCTCTGTTACCAAAGAGATTAGACTTAACTATTTCCATGTCCCTGAGTATTTCTGGACTATCTGCCAACAAGTGCAGTGCGTTATTGTTACTGAAGTAAGAGAACAAACCTTTAAGGTTATTCTCGTAGTTAGCTTGAGCGTTGTAAAACATAAGTAATCTTATACATGTTTCATAGAACTCATTAGCTAACTGAGGTCTAGCAGTGTATTCCGCTACTATCTTATCAGTCCACAAATCAAACACTATTATTGATGCCAACGATCCACCAATAGTGTAATCATTATCAATTGGGTCAATACCGGCAATGTATCTATTACTAAACACTTGGCCATCTCTATCCTTGTTAGGCATCTCAAATATCTCTACGGCACCAGAAGCTGATGACCCTCCTTTTACTCTGTAAGGGAATTCACGTATTGGCTTGTCATCTGTATTACGCCACTTAGCAAATCCTTTGTCATCATAGGTTATAACACCTTGATAGTGAGAGTCTAGGAATCCCTGCATGTCTGGAGCAATGTCTTCAAGATAATCTCTTAAATCTGCTACCGGGAATGCAACTCCCTCTGTACGCATTATAGCTTCCTGAGGAGTAATTGGTTCCTCTGCTTTTGTTTGTACAATTGTATTTACATCTGAGGATCCGTATTTTACTTTAGTCCTCTTTTTATTTATTTCTATTAGGGCTCCAATAACATCGCTATTTCCATTCTTATCCATCTTACCTCTATAGTTGAGGTAGGTTCCAAAGAAGAATGCACAGTTATTTTTCCCGTTTGTATTCTTATCAAACACGTTAGGTATTGAATGAATGTTATAACCTGCTGAGTTATAGAAGATTTCTTCTAGACCCTCAAAGGCCCCACCCTCTACACCACCAGTACCACCGGCCATCATGAATCCAAATGCAAATCCAGACTCTTCCACTGATGGTTGTGCAATTTTCCATGCGGTTAGGAAGTCATCAAACTTACCAGCTTCCTCCCATAATACTAAAGACCCCCTTTTACCACGGGCCTTTTGTGCATCATTCTTAAGAGTAACTCCCATCACTTCATTAAGCACACCTTTCTCAGTACCAGACTTATTATCTTTAAACCCCATTCTCCAGTGCATGTCATTCAAGGAATCCTTTAATGATCTAGTCTTTGGCCATGGCGTATGTGTTGCATTCCAATCTATTACTCCTACAAACTTATTTAATACACCATCCTTGATGAGGTATTCTTTTTCATTTGCAATTGCAAAAGACTTTACTTTCTCTTTAGCTTTCTCTGAGTCACCAAGAATAAAGTTTCTTGCTAACATGTTACTAGCCTTTACTGAGTATCCACAACCCCTTCTCTTAAGATTGGCTCCATGCATACCTAGTGCTCTACACTGTTCTACGTTGAAAGAACCAGTAATCTGCATCATACACGTAAGCAAACCCTTCTAGTCTGTCTGCTTTCTTTGTACCCTTGATTATCTCTGCTCTAAGCAGTGGTGCGTAGTTTAATTGGAAATAATAGTTACCGGGGATCCACTCACCATCAGATTCTCTGACTAAACCTTCTCTACATCTTCTAGCTTCTTCAGCCCAGAATCTATAGTAGGTTGAATTAGGATTCTTATTAGGATACAGTGTCGTATATACTCCGTGCTTCTCAAAATGAATTGCAGCTGGTCTAAAGTAATCCATATCCTCTAAGATGTGTGGATCAGTTAGATTAACAACTATTCTTCCGTTAGGATCTTTCTTTCTTGGGACTATGTCTGGATCGTCAGAAACTTCAGGAACTAGCGGGTTATCCCACCTGTCTAAGTCTTTCGCAAACTTACGATTAGGATCTGAGAGGTTCTGTATAAACATTATAGAGTCTATGCTGTCAAGAAGAGATTCTTTCTCCTCTCTAGGCATAGCCTCTAGCAGCTCCTCTGATACGGGAGTTTGTAGCTTATTGAACTTTCTCATTACATTCCTAGATCAAACATGCTAATATCTTTTGATCCTGATTGAGCCTTAAGGGCCTTCTCTCTCACAACTTCTTTTTCTATTTCATTTATAGCTCTAATAAGCTTTGGTATCTTCTCAACAGCACCAGTGATCTTACCTATGTCATGCACAGGCTTCTTAGATCTGTCATCTCTCTCGTTGAGGTCAACATTATCTAAGAACTCAGATATCTTCTGTAGAACTAGTCTAGTACTCTGAAGTAACTTAGTACTAGTTGTCTCTGACATCTTCTGGTAGAATGACATAGCCTCAACCATCTCTTTTGACTGTCCGTTAAACTTCTCTGGCAACTGTAGTGCAGATTTAACTGCTAGTATTCTTTCGTCTATATCTAAGATATGCATGAAATCACTTCTCTCGTCTACCATGTAGTATACATAAGAAAGATGCAAGTTTGCATTTATCTTATCTTTACTCTTGTCTTTATCGTATATTTTCTTAAATGCACTAAGCATCAAAGCTTGTGGGCTATACGCAACCACATTGTTTGTTATTTCAAAAATATTCATCCTTCTCCTTTTTTTGCAATATATATAAAAAAAGCCCCACAAACAAGTGAGGCTATACCATAAGTGTGTGACACTTTAATTTCTCAGGTCTGAAATATACTTTACATCCCTTTGTGTAATGTGCAGATACTCAACACCATCTATAACTTCTATTGGTAAATCATACTCATATTCTTTGTTTACCTTCTGTGCCATTGTGTCACTTAATCTTTTCTTAAAGTTTTCTAGATTAATTACCACTTCCATCCCTACTTCTAGTTGATCAGCATTTTCACCACATCTCAAAACAATTTGTTTCTCCGAGAAGTCCATCTCCATATCTGTATCACTACCCTTCCCAAAAGAAGCTGTTGGTAGATATATACCATTTTCAACTAGCTTATTTCTTTTAGCAGTAAGGAATACTCCAGAGAACAATGGTTGTATGTGGGGAGGTAGAGAAGTGACAGCTTGGGACTTGTCATACAAATCCTGCTTTACATCAGCTTCCTCTGTGATTACTCTTGTAGCATCTTCCACCAAGCCTTCTGCTCCTCTAGCAGATCTATCTCTTTGGTTAAAGAAATCTTTTATACCTAGGTCTCTTGCTTCGTTACTCTTCTGAATCTCCACTTGTTTCTTTACGTCCTTCATTTTTTTTCTTGTTTTTTTTCTTTTGTATTTCGTTATAAAGAAAATACGAAGCATATAGCTTTCCTATTGCAGGAATGTTAAAGTTCTTTTTCTTTTTGTCAAATTCCTCTCTTGTCAGTCCATCTTCAAAAACAATCTTCTTAGATTTCTCTTGAATAAATTTTGTTGGTGTGGCTACTATTTCCTTTACCTCATTAACAGTGAGCCCGTGCTTCTTTGCAATTTGCTCTATGACTATCTCGTGTGCTCTGCTAAATTTCATTATTCTTCTACTTCAAAGTTGAAAACTAGCTTAAACCCATCTTCTGTCATGTTTGGAATTAATACATGGTTAATTTTGTTCTCCTTGGTTAGTACTCCTTTTTTTCTTAATGATGTCAGCAAGTTATTAAAGACCTTCTGACTCATGTTATTTAATTCTACTCTTATCTTCCCTCTGGTCTCCGTAGAGAACAGTATCATGTCCACCATGTCTAAATTAGGTATCTCTCTTGAGAGTTCATACCTATAATAAAGCATAAGACTCAACGCCTCTATCTCTTTGTTACGTAGCTTGTGATAGGGTTTAAGAAACTCCAGCCAATATCTAAATATCGATTTCTTGTCTGTGTGTATTCTTTTTATGTTCATGTTCTTTCCTATCTTCATAATGAGATACCTTTACTTTTAGTTTATAATGATTCTTCTTCGAGTCTCCCGTAATATTTGTTTCTATGTGAAACATTGACTTTGACAAGACTTGATTAACCTTGTCCACTTCTGTATGTAACTCCCCAGCCTTTTCTTCAAAGTACCTAAGGTCAGACCCTTCTTCTTCGTGAAGATCTTCAGTTAAGCTACTATCCTTTTTAAATCTTAAGAGTAGCTTCATATTACTTTTTAGAGGTTAAGAAGTCTTCCCCGTACTTTTCGTTGTACATTTCTTTCCATTCCGAGATATGTACTTCTCCCATGTCTGTATTGCTACAAGGTACGCAGTAGTCTACATTTCTTGCTTCTCCAGATTTGTTAGGCTCGAACTCTACCGTCTTTATATTAATGCTTAGGCATGTCTTGCAATAACATACTGGCTCGTTGTTGTAGTCTTGCTTCTTTACTATTTCGCTTAATTTACTCATATCGTTTATTATTTCTGTGTCATATACTGGGAAAGGGGCTAACTCATTGAATTGCTCTCTCCTTTTTATTTCCTCGTTTAATTTATTAAAATTCATATTAATTATTTTTATACTAATGCACAAGACACTGTCAACAGTGTTCCTGACGCACTCACCGAACTCTCTAGTGCTGTCCTTGTTACTTTGGCTGGATCTATTATACCTGCTGCAATCATCGGGACTATAGTGTCGTTCTTTGCGTTATATCCAAAACCAGGTTCTCTTCTAAGAACCTCACTTAGCTTTACATCTGGACTAACACCTGCATTATTACATATTGCATTAAACGGCTCCATCACTGCATTCATAACGATCTGCATCCCTCGATCCACATCAGTTAGATCTCCTTTCGCTAAAGATAAACAATTTTTTGCATTTATTAAAGCAATTCCTCCACCAATTACAACTCCTTCTTCAAGTGCTGCACTTACGGCCTCCTTTGCATCGTCCATACGATCCTTCTTCTCTTTCATTTCCACTTCTGACTTTGCTCCTACTTCGATTACAACAACTCCACCACCTAACTTCGCTTTACGCAAGTCCAGTTGCTTCGCTACATAGTCGGTTATCCCTTTCTTCTGTCTTGCTTCATCTATTATAGCTAATCTATCTGCAATCTTCTCTTCGTCCATTGCCCCTCCCATAATGATTGTAGACATCTGTTCTACCTTTACGGCACTTGCACTTCCAAACAATTGTTCCACAAAGTCTTCCGTCACTTCGTCTACTCTATCGCTTGGTACTACTTCGGCCCCAACTATAGCGGCAATATCCTTTGCCATTTCTTTTCTTACATCACCAAACCCTGGTGTCTTTATTGCACATATATTATGTCCACCTCTCATTTTATTCATCAACAGCGTTGACAGTGCGTTCCCTGATACGTCCTCCGCCATTACTAATAACGGCTTACCTCTCTTTATTGCTGGTTCCAGTATCGCCATAGCTTGTTCAGTTGTTGTTAACTTACCATCAGCTATGAATATCATTGCACCCTGCATAGAAGCTTCAACCTTATCCGGGGAGGTAGAGAAATAAGTAGACATCATACCACGGTCAAATTGCAGTCCGTCTACTTGATGTACAGTTGTCTCAAATCCACTACCAGCTTCAACACTGACAGCTCCACTATCTCCTACTTGTAAGAATGCGTCAGCAACAATACTTCCGATCTTCTCATCATTGTTTGCAGAGATAGTTGCTACATGCTTTACCATAGGTGAATCAAACGACATCTCTATACGAGACTCCATTAGCTTCTCTACTATTAACTCGCATGCTTTGTCCATACCTTTCTTAAGTTCTATAGGATCATATCCTGCAGCTACAAGCTTAAGTCCCTCGTTAAGGATTGCTTGTGTTAATACTGTAGCTGTAGTTGTTCCGTCTCCTGCTAGATCGTTTGATCTCTCAGCAACTCTCTTAACTACATTTGCTCCCATCTCTTCTAACCTGTCTTCTAGAATGATCTCCTGTGCTACAGTAACACCATCCTTGGTTACGTGAGCATCTTCGTTCTCTCTAAAGATAATAACATTACGTCCCTTGGGCATTAGCGTTACCTTTACTGCTTCAGCAAGTTTATTAACTCCCGCTTGAAGTCCTTCTGTTGCTTTTCTATTGAATTTAATCTTTGTCATTGTACGTGTACGTTATGTCAAGGTCTCCTGACGTTGTGCTTATATTTGTGTTTGTGTTTGTGTTATTCATAAAGTGCCATTCTGGTTTTATCATGCTTCTCCTACCTCCATTGGTGTTTCTAACGAAGTTACCATATATACTCCAGGTTCATTTGTCTCCGAGTATACTTGTTCGTTTACGATGTATGATTTCACTCCTAGTTCTATCTGTATGTGTGCAGTCATATCTAGGAATTCTATTACGTCTGGCCTTAATCTAATTAGTGTTATCATCTTTAATTGTTTTCCAATATCCCTCAGGACAGTTAGTTTTGTATGTTCTTGTCTTAGCTTCTAGTGGACATCCGCACTTAATGCATTTGTCTGTTGCTGATCTGAATGGGCATGCATTACATACCTCTCTTCTTGCAGCGAAGACTTCCTCGTCTTTCTCGTTAGAGATTCCAAGCTTATGCTTAAGTAGGTTCTTGTTACCGTCTACTATAGCTGCTAATTTGTTTAAGGCTTCTTTCATATCTTAATTATCTCTCCAAATCCCAACTTGGTATTAATTCATAAAATTGTTCTTTTGTCATTAGGGGTTCTTTTCCATTGATTAGAACATATTTCTTAAAAAAGTAGTACTTATCGTTTCTACATCTATTAAGTTCTTCCTTGTCTATGATTGTTTCTTTACTCATCTTTGGTTGTTTTTAACGAACCTTCCTCGCTTGTCTCTTCTTCTCTTTGTCCGTGGCATCTTATCTATACTCCACCAGACTAACCCCATTACAGGATCGTATTCAAACTTTATCATATCGAATATGTTATCTGCTCTAATTCTATTCTCATTTCTTTTATACAGTACAGAGCTTTACCTCCTACTATTACTTTTCCGATCTTATTGTGTTTATCAAGAGCTACGGACACTCTCTCGTAGAATGTGCTTTCAGCTAGGAGTATAATATGGTTCTCACCTCTCTCCATTGCGTCATCCAGCATAACCTTCAGCTTACTTAATAAATCTCTACCATCCTTAAGCCTTACTATTACCATCTTGTTCTAATTGTCTTTTAAGTTCGTTCTCTATCGCTGTACTCACATCGTTAACTGCTTCTGTGACTCGATCCATATCGAATCTCTTTGACTTTATTCCATACGCCACTCTCTCCATTACCATCTGTCTTTCTTGACTGGACAGTGAGGATCCTTTGTGTGCAATAAGCCCGTAGTGTTTTAACAGCAAGTCATCTTCGAGATTTAAGATTCTTTTCTTCTGTGGACTGATTAGTCCCTTGACATGCATCTGTTCTTGTAGTTGCTGTATTTGTTCTTCTGTGAGTGCTTGTTTTTCTTCCATGAATTAAAGATAAGGTATTTTGTCCTTATTCACAAATTTATTTTACCCAGAGTTATTAACAAAAAAAATACCACACCTCAGAACGAGGGTGGTATCTTAAAAAACACACACAATATTTATCTAAACAACTAATCTAAACTTTACTTTTAACAATAAAATGTAATTTTCCCTACGACAGGTGTTACCCTGTAGCAGAGATATGAATTACTTCTTATCCTAATTTAACCTTTATATCTTTTAGAGTCCGTTCTCATGACCTACGTGGGTAGCTTTACCTGCTTTGTTTATCCCACCACTCTATCTAATACCTAAAGGCCTGTTTCGTAATTACCGGAGAAAACCTTAACTCTATTTGAGTATACTAATCCGATGTCTAAGTTCCACCGTAAGGGAAGGAACTGTAATTCATATGGTAAATGAATATTACTTTGTAAATATACAGCTTTTATACTGTTATTCCTAATTTATATATCACTAAAAATTGATATACTGTATTTACTACACTTTGAAGACTTTCTCTTCTATAGCACTCATTGTTACACTGAGTATTCCTAAGTGAAACTGGAGCATGTATTGCTTATAATACTTATCTTCATCTTCTGAGTGCTCAAAATCTACTGTATTGAAGTTTACTCCAAATGCCAGACCTATGATAAAGTCAAAGTATATCATTGAGTTAGATCTACTATTTATTATTGGAAATGCTATTAATCCTGCTATTACTATTATGCTTATAAAGTCTATCATTATTTTATATGTTTATCTATTATTGTTTTAAATTGATCGAAGGACTGGACAAAATCAGAAAATAAAACTTCCTCTCCGACTTTTATTTCAAATAACCCTTTCATGAGCATTGATACTGATAATGTCCTTCCCCAACCAAGTCCTTTGTTGTAGGATTCCTCCTTCTCGTTATATGTAAGGCCTTTACTTATTAAGTACTGCTTCCACATCCTACCTCATAGTAAGCCATGTTACAACTGACCCTAAGGCTATTCCCATGGAGAGTGCCTTTACAAGTGCTACTCCTATTCTCTTATGTAAGTAATCTGCCTTCTGTTGTCTATTCATAATTTTATTTGTTTTAAGTATTAAAGATAAGTGTTTATATCGGAAGGGCAAAGGATTACTGGACTTATTTTGGATTTTTTTTTATTTTTTTTGATTTTGTAAAAACTGGGGAGAGTGTGGGATAATATAACAAACAATCCCCCCATAAAACAAAAATGGGGTTATGGGGTATGGCGATTTGTATATGGGAAAGTGTTTTTGAGATACAGGCATACTATATATGAAATTGAACAATGCACTCGCTGCGCTCGCTACTCACTCAGATCTAATCAACTACATGTACACACATGCGTGGTGGTTAACAAAAAACACAACAACATGTTGGGTGATACACACAGTATACAAACCACTTCGTGGCATTCATCTTCGCACCTTTATTATATTATGGGATGTATTAGATACATGCCTTAAGTCTTATCATACCGGAGCGAATTTAGCAGGATGATAAGCCACCTATACAGCGTGTGTAGTGCTCAATGTCAGTGACCAATCGGGTCATCTAGAGCTACACATGTGGTGCGTATCATCACAACCTCATCACGAGGGTTGAGCCTAAGCAACTCATTTAAACAATTAAGAGCTAACAAGTTGACACAATGAAACTATAGAACTCATTGTGTTAGCTTGTTTAAGTAAAGAACCTCTTCGAGGAAATGATCTTATAACCATTATTATATCTTGGAGTGTATATATAGCATATACCTCACTAATCTAACACCTATACCTATGTTACTATACATAATTGGAGGCAAGACCTTCTACGCAGCATCACTACAAGATGCATTAACTCAGTCCCTAACTGCAACACAGGTTGCACAAAACTAATCACCATGAGAAGATTCTTTAAGTTACTAGAAGAATTAGGTTCAGGAGCAGCTTATGCACTTAGAAACTAGTATTAACACCTCAACAGTCAAAGATTGTTGGGGTGTAAGTATTCAACAGAGGTTAAATCATTTGCAACTAAGACGCAGACATTTAACCTTTGAGGATTACTATCAAGAGAGATTATTAATCATTAAAACCTTTAACAATGAAAAGATTAATTGAAAGCATCTTATGGGTGTTAATTATTAGCATTACATTATACACATTTACATTAGCCTTAACAAGCTAGTGTAAGTGTTAACAAAACCTCTTCGAGGAATTATTCTTATTACCATTATTATATTTTGAGTGCAATGATGCATCAAGACTGCAGGGGTTAAAGACCCTTTGAGGCTAACGTAGAGTTAGTTCGAGCAATGCTTGATGCATGGTTGTTATTTACTAACCTAACACCTATAACAATGCAAAACTCAATCGAATTACATTTAAGTACACAGTTGGAAGCTATTAACATGCTTACAAATGAGTTGTTCGACAGAATCCCTGATTACATGTATGAACATGCTGAAGAGGCTCTAATGGAGAACTTGTACGAAACAATGAAAGAACACCATCAACACAACACTGATGATGGTTTACCATTTTAACTTAATTAG